ATACCACCTTGTACCCCGCGCGCGAGCGCCTCTATTCTATCTTTCAATGCGCTGCGCATAAGCACTGAGGTATCCAATTCTAGATATTCATCCGGTTGACCCTTCAATTCAAAGAGCAGCCCAAATGACTCTTCAATATGATTCAGAGCGAAGCCCAGACCAGTCGCAATCCAGAACTGCATCAGCGCTTCAGTTGAACCGAATGTTGTGCCGCCAAGACCAAGAATTTGAAGTGGGATGCGGAATGCCAAGGCTACGCGCTGCTCACTGATCTTCATCACATCAGCTATCATGGCATCTTTGGGCGGCACATTCCACGGCGCAACTTTAAGACCATGGGTGAGCACGGGCGTTTTGCCCTGATTGATGCCGCGCGAGCGATCATCCCATCTGTCTTGAAGAGATTGAACCTGATCTTTATCCAAAGGCAAATCAGTTTGAAGAACTGCGGATGGCCTTGCTTGATTCAGATAGAACTGAAGCTGCTGCTTGGCAATGGCATCGCCCACGCCAATATCCTGCAGCGTCGATGACAGAGGACTTTCCCCCACCAGCGGACGCGGATAACGCCTATCATTATGAAGACGTATATGCAGCACATCACGAGCAGGGATAAGAACATCCTTGATCTGATTATCTATGACATCATTGCCGCCCAGTTCATAGAAGATGTCCCCATCTTCAGAGACGATGGGGTATGAACGCGAAGACTGCATAAGATGAAGCTCAGTGATCTCATAGCGCGAGTTGCGCAGTGCCAAAGCGTAGGCATTGCCATCAACATAAAGACTACGCGTAGCATTCAACAAAAAATCTGAAATCGTTTGATAAGCATTTGGATGCTTGAGAATACGCGATAGTGCAGAATTTTTCACTCGTGTCCTGCCACCATTGCCATTCAAACGCCAGTGATCGCCCGGACACATAGCGATAGTCTGAGAGTAAGCTGATACGCAAGCCTCGACAATGGCAGAACGTTCCGGCCCTGAAATTGGATCGTAGCCTTGCTGCCACCAATTCAGAGCGGCGCCATTCGGCAGATATCCGCCAGTGATGGGTAGCCGATAAGGCCCAGGCCGAAAACTGCCTTCAACCGCACGCAATACGGTTTGAAGAGTGCGCACAACAAGTCCGGCCATTCACATGGGTCCCTAGGGAGGAAAGAGCCGGAGTGCCAATGTTAGCACTCCGGCAAGTTCACCCGCAGTTATTCCGGACGGCGCTGAGTTGTAGGCGTGGGTGCTGGGCGATGCTGAGCAGTCGTCTGACGAGTTTGATACTGCCCACCAGGCTTACCCTCTTGATGTCTGGGATTGATGTTAGGATCAGGCCCAGAGCCATCATCTTCCTTCTCAAAAACCGGAGCACCAAGTACCGCGAGGTCATTCTCCTCTTGGGTTGGCGTCGGCTTGCCTTTCATCCGCTCAGCAAACTCAGCGCGCGAACGCTCGCTTGCCTCCCGGTCTTTTTCCAGTTGTCTCTTGGCATTTTCTTGAGCTGCATCTTCTGCCATTTTAATTCTCCATTTTAACAGCGTTGATGATCAACGCCGTCTTAGATAACGCGCATCACCACGTTACGTTCTGTACCCAAGCAATGGTACCAGCACGGCGCTGTGTCCAGTTCAACGGCATCACCATACGCAAAGCAATGCTGTCAGTCTGGAACAGAGAGCGCTGAGGCGATGCCACCGTTCCAGGCGAGCCAGAGACCAGATCAGCTGGAGAGGTATCTTCCATGTGCAGCGTAGCCTGATCACTCAGCTCAAAGCGCGGAGCTTCCCCACCGACAACCACAAAGTCAGCGGCGTCAATGAGAATGACCGTCTTCACCGGAATGGTGCCGGAATCAATGATGGGCACGCTACGCAGGTTGCCTGCCGCCACTTCATCTGCAAACGGGAACACCCCAGTATTGGTCGCCGAAATCAGCGAGAGAGAAAGTTTCTCCGCCGGATTCATGAGCCAAACCGGACTACGAATGTTGCCGAATGTTGCCGTTGTGAGAGAGCCGATGAGCAGTTTCAGATCACCAACAACTGAGGCAATGCCACCACCCGCTGTAGGC